ATATTGAATTTAAAGAATTTGATTCTGATGTTAATGAGGATTTGTTTATAAAATATGGTATTAGAGGCGTTCCTACAACAATATTCTTAGACGAGAACGATAAAGAACTTGGTAGAATAAGTGGAAACATACCTAAGAAAACTCTTACAGAAAAAATTAATTCTTTTAAGTAATGGTTAAATATCACGATGCTATGGTTGTGTTTGAGGAAATTCCAAATGAGATAACATTAGCCATTAATATTACAAATTGTCCTTGTAAGTGTCCAGGATGCCATTCAAAGTTTTTGTGGGAAGATACGGGAACTGAATTAACAATTGAAGAACTCGACACATTGCTTGAAAAGCACGATGGAATAACAACAGTATGTTTTATGGGTGGTGACGCTTCGCCAGAAACAATATGTGCTTTGGCTGAATACGTTCACGAAATAAAAAAACTGAAAGTAGGTTGGTATAGTGGAATGGATAATTATTATAAGGATATAAATTTTGATTGGTTTGACTATATTAAATTAGGACATTATGACGACAAACTAGGTGGATTGAACAAAGAAACAACAAATCAAAAATTATTTAAAATAATCCACGAAAAGGTCAATGATTGCAAAAAACTTACTTTTGAAGATATTACTAAATTATTTTGGAAGAAAGTGGCTACATAATAGCCACTTTTTTGTTGTATTTTGAATATTTAAGAAAAATAAAGTGGAAAACACAGACTGGTACAAATTCCCTAAAAAGGCTAAAGTGTACTAAGTCTACATAGGTTTATTAAGGTATTTTTGAAGCAGCACTTAGGTGCTGCTTTTTTTGTTTACAAAAATATGCAAAAAACTAATTTTTAAATAATTATATAGTAAAATTAAGACAATGGTAAAAAGGCAAAAAGTAGAGATTTTGTACGTTAATAAAAATAATTTTGAAAATGTGATTAATAAATGGCTAGGCGTCAATTCTTTAATATAAAATATCCATTCACTAATAACGATTATCAGAATTTTTTTGTCGATGCTAATATGACAGAAAAAGATAAAGTTAGGAGTCAAATAATGCATGTTGTGTTCACGCCAAAGGGGCAAAGAATAAGAAACCCTGAGTTTGGAACAGACCTCATTAAATACATTTTTAGTCCAAACGACACAGAAACATGGGAAAGTGTTAAAAATGAGATAGTTGCATCTGTGCAAAGATATGTTCCTGGATGCATTATGAATGATGTGAGAGTAGTTCAAAGTGATGATGAGAGAGCAGAGATATTTGTAAGAATGGATTACTCAGTAAAAGAAGGAAATAAAATAACTAATGACAGCATAATAACTCAATTATAATGGAAAAGAAGATAAATTATTTATCAAGGACTTTTGACGATTATAGGTCAGAATTAATAACTTTTAGTAACAAATATTACCCAGAACTTGCAGACAGTTACACTGACTCAAGTGTTGGCTCTTGGTTTATTGATTTGGTTGCTGCTGTTAGTGACAACCTATCATATCATATTGATAGAATGTACCAAGAAACAAATATTAATAGTGCCAATTTAAAGAGTACTGTTTTAAATATTGCGCGTACAAATGGCTTAAAGGTTCCTGGACCAAAAGCAAGTATGTGCGAGGTAGAGATAAGTTGCAGCCTTCCTGTAGGCGATGAAACAACTGGCAGTATTTCTCATCCAAATTGGACTTATGCACCTATTATTAAGAGAAGTACCGTTGTGTCTGCCGGAAATCTTAATTTTCAACTTATGGAAGATGTTGATTTTGGCGAACAATTTAATAGCGATGGATATTCAAACAGAACATTTGTTCCTGCAAGAGATAGTAATGGCAATATTACTGCATATACAGTTTCAAAATCAACACTTGCAGTAAATGGTAGCACAAGAATCTTTAAAAAGGTTATTTTAAAGCAAGACCTTAAACCATTTATGGAAGTAGTACTACCTGAGAAAAATGTAATGAATATTGAATCAATTATATTCAAAGAGACATCTAATTTCCAAAAAGACCCTGAAGTTTCAGAGTTCTATATCGATGCTGAACAATATAAAATGACAGCAGAAGCAGCAGACACATTCAGATTCTTCGAGGTTAATTCATTGGCAGAGCAATACAGATTTGGTACTGAAACTAAAATAGATAACGGCGTTCTACAAGATTATTTCAACCCAGAGTGGTATGATGACTATACAGAAACAAGCGAGAACGATATACGTACAACGAGAACATCAAGATACTACAGGGGTAAGTGGAAGCCAATTACTCAGAAGTTTATAACCGAATATACTGATAATGGGTATATGAAGATAATTTTTGGTAGTGGCGTTCTTTATGACGAGTTACCAGCCGCCAAGACAAAATTCTCTGAAAGACTGATGTCAAACCTTATTAATAATGATATGTTGGGAATTCTTCCTAGAGAGGGTTGGACAATGTTTGTTCTCTACAGAGTAGGTGGAGGTGTTTCAAGTAATATAGGAATAGGAGCAATCAATTCAATATCGTTAACTGTTGCTGAATTTAAGCAGAATGTTACAAATAGTCCTGACGCGGCATCAATAAGAGGTTCGGTGCTTAATTCGCTTAGTGTAACTAACACAAGTCCAGCAGTAGCAGGAAAGGATGCGCCATCAATACAAGAGATAAAATACCTTACAAAATACAACAATCACGCACAAGAAAGATGCGTCACAGTGAAGGATTATAAGTATAGGCTTATGAGTATGCCACCTAAGTATGGAGCACCTTACAGGGCGGCTGTAATTGAGGAAAATAACAAGATTGTAATGAGTATGTTAGGACTCAATGCAGATGGTAGACTTACAAAGGCTCTTCCTGAAACGCTGGTTGACAATATAGAGGAATATATGTCACACTTTAGAACTATAAGTGATTATATTGAAGGAAAGAGTGGAAAAATATATAATCTTGGGTTTGCTGTAGAAGTGTTTGTTGATAAGACATATGATGTTCCAACAGTTTTAACAAACGTGATAGAAACAATTAAAAGCTATATGCACGTTGATAAACACGATATGGGAGAAAACATATTCGTAGGAGATTTGGAAAAAGAAATAATGCTTGTGGATGGAGTTATATCACTTATCAATTTTGAAATCTATAGCCTTTATAATGGGCCTTATAGTTCAGACAAGTGTCCATATCCAGAAGCAAATGTATTAGGAGTTTGCGCACCATCTGTTACAAACAAGTTTAAAGTTGATAGCGGCGCAGATTCATTTAAAATCGACTTGGACGCAATAGACCACGTTCTATACAGCGATTATGATTCAATGTTTGAAATATATAGCGATAACGACATACAAGTAAAAACAAAATTAATATAATTGTTATTTGAGTAATGAATAGAAGTTACAGAATAAAAACCAATATCGGTTCAGACCAGGTTTTAAATGTAAATTTAAAACAGGATATTGATATATATGAAATATTATCTCTTAAGTTAGGTAAAAATAAGTTATCTCCAGAGGGCTTAAGTGTAAATAATATGTATAAAATGTACTCTGCTGGCTATGGTGTTATAGTTGGTAGAGTTCTTGCTAATGATGCGTTTGGCGTTCCTAACGCAAAGATTAGTGTGTTCATACCTCTTTCACAAGAAGATAAGGCTAGCAGAAGAGATATAAGAGCAATATATCCTTTTAATTTTGTAACTGACGTTGATAAAAGAAATGTAAAATATAATACATTACCAAATTATAAGAAATTTGAATGCCATCAAGCAGTAGGTTCTTTCCCAAATAAAAGACTTGTGCTTGATGATGACTCTGTGTTGGAACTTTACGACAAGTATTACAAGTACACAACAGTAACAAATAATGCTGGTGACTATATGCTATTTGGAATACCAACAGGACAGCAAATATTGCATATGGATGTTGATTTGTCTGATATTGGAGTTCTTTCACAAGAGCCAAGAGATTTCATATATAAAGGTTATTCTCCTAACCTATTTGAAAGCCCAACACAATTCAAAAAAAGTACAAACCTTGATGACCTTCCACAAATACAAAATCAGAGCACATCTGTGAACGTATATCCATTGTGGGGAGATAAAAATTCTGCTGAAATTGCAATCACAAGAAAGGACATTACATTACAATACAAGTTCGAGCCAACTTGTGTGTTTATGGGTTCTGTTATTACAGATAATGGTATGAACAGTATAAGTCATAACTGTATACCAGATGAAGGTGTTGGAGAAGCAGACCAACTTGTTCCAAGTAAGGGTGATATTGAAATGATTAGAAAGACCGTTGATGATAAGGTCGAAGAATTTCAAATAAAGGGAAATCAGTTAATTGATGCGGATGGTACTTGGTGCTATCAGATTCCAATGAACTTGGATTATGTTGGTATGAATGAGTATGGTAATATCGTGCCAACAAATAACCCTAATAAGGGTATACCTACAAGAACACGTGTTAGGTTTAGAATAACTCTTGATGAGTCAGGAAGTGATACTTTAACTACCCATAAAGCAAGATACTTAATACCTAACAACCCTGATATACATCATAATTTTTCAGAACCTCACGTTGAGGATAGAGTGATAGACACAGATTTGTATTATGAATTTGGAACACTTACGCCAGATGAGTGTTTCAGAGATTTGTATTGGAATAAGGTTTATTCAGTAAAAAACTACATTCCAAGAATACAAATGAGTAAGCACGAAAGTACTACTAACTATCTCGCAATTAAGGGCGTAAATAAAAAAGGGGCAAGGCAGAATAATTTAATACCATATAATAAATTAAATTCTAATTTTACAATACCAACAAGTGAACTTTTAAGAATGCTATGGGAAGATGAAAGCCCATTGTATGAGTACTGGCCATTTTTTATTAGAAGATATACAATAAAATATAGTACTGATGAGGCTTTGGAAAAAATTGTTGAAAATTCTGATGGCCTTAGCCTTGATTTTTATAATGACTGGCTTAATGGGTGTTTATATTTCCCAGCGTGGTTTTGGCATATAAGAAAAAAGAAGGAGTATAAAAAAGGAGAATCAGTTTATGAAAGCACTTTTTGCGAGTGTA